GTTTGGGATAGCGACCAATCTGCAAACGCCTCAGCTATTTATGGTTCGGGTGTACCAAGTGACATCAGTAGTTTTTCTCCACTTAGTTGGTGGAGATGCGGAGACGGAGATACCGCCCCGACTCTAACTGACAATGGTTCGGGAGGTAATAACGGAACAATGAATAATTTTTCAACCTTTTCAACAGACGTACCAACATAAAAACGAATAAAAAATGAGTAACAAAATAGCAGAAACATACGCAACAATAAGCACGACAGATTTAGAATTGATTGACTTTTCACAGATACACGAAACTTCAGCAGAAACGATTCGCAAAAGTTTAGATGAAACTGAGTTTGTAATCAAGTACGATGCAGTACCTTCCTTTATAAGTGACGGAAGCGTAGAGATTTTACAAGCAATGAATCACGAAGAAGCTTTGCAACTGATGGCTACCGATAAGTGGTCTGAACCTTTACCTGTTGAATAATGCATACTAAGGTACTTTCTGTTTTATACTTTGTAAGCGGATACTTTTCGTCTTTCGCTTTATTTGCAACTGGTATTTTTCACTTACGTTGCATTGGTA